ATAAGTTTCTCCTTTAAATGTTGTTTGAAAACTGTATTAGTGTTTTCACTAATATCTTATTGTAATAGTATTTAACAATTAAGTCAACGAAAATAATAGGTTTTTACCAAAAATATTTTTATTGACACAATAGGAGAAATTTATTGTTGCGGTGTGGTTGTTGTAGTGGGTGCTGCGTTTGCAGTGGGTTCTACTTCGATGTATCTTGGAGGAGGAACGTCTTCAAAACGAATCCATTTAACCGGTCTCCAGTACTTTGCACATAAGTTGTTGATCACTAGTACTGCTATAGCGATTACAACAAAACCCAAGCAGGTCAAGATTGAACCTGCTAAAAATACACTTGCTTGATCCATGTCCATAATTGATTTCCTTTACAGTATTATAGTATCAAAGCAGTGCCAGTGTCAACGACGAGCTCTACCTAAATTCTTGGAATATGTTTCTCTCAATTCAGGCACTCGTGTACGTGCTTCATTTGTGGTTTGTGGCAGTTCGGTCAATTCCACCATGACGTCGCCAATTTCAAAATAGTTACGCAATTCACTGCCCATCATTTGGCTACGGAATTGACACAGTAGATTGGCAGTAATATCATTTCTTTTGAGTGTTTCTGCAGGTTTGACCAAAAGTTGTATGGTTCTACCACGTCCTTCGCCAATGATACGAGAATAAAGTTTTAGGTGTTGCATGGCCTCGTGCAAATCATCACTGAACTTTAAAATTTTATAGTTACCCTCGGCTATACTGTCATCCAGTTTGACCACTTCAACATCTTCAAGTTTTTCGCCACGCACATGGTATAGTGCTGCATTGGCCAAATCTCGAATTATTTTTGCTTCTTTACCGGCCTTTTGATTGGTAACTAGTTTTTCAACTTGTGGATAAATTACGTCATCGTACAATTTCAAAATATTATTCACCAATTGCATTTTTGTCAAACTGGGATCAAAATGACTTTTGTATTTGTCAAGATTGATACCGAAGCCTTTTTCAATAAACAAATTCAATGCTTCAAATGTAGTACCGGAATTTTGACCAAATGTTTTTGTTGAATATGTTTTTAAACTCAATAGGTTTACTTTTTTGCCATCAATGGACAATATCAAATCGGCCTTGGTACCTTTACTGTCGCTGGTTCCGTCTGACACAACATTGATCACATTGTGGCTGGGGTCTTCACGCACACGTTTGACTGATTTGGTCACACTCTGACTTTGATTTACATATTTTACCGAGCTGGCCAATACCGCAGCAAGATCGGGTGCAAGTTGATTTTCTTTATACTGTCGTACAAATTCACTGGCACTGGCCCCGGGATTGACGCTGATGAAATTTAATTCATCTTGTTTGCCCTTGGGGTATTGAATGCTTTTGGTTAATGTAAATTTTAAATTGGTAGTTGGTTTATTTGTTTTGGGATTTACATGCCCGCCGACACTACAGTTTCCAAAAAAGTCCAATACATTTTGAACTGTGATGGGCTCGCCTAAATTAAAGAATTTGCTGCTAACTGCCATGGCCATAAACAATTCTGCAAGATGGCCGGCATTGTATTTTTTCTTGGCTTCGTCGTATGATTCGCTTTCGCCATCGGGTACAACTTGGTTGTTGCCTGCTGGCAGTTTGGTAAATTGTCCCGACTTGTCGATTGCGGCCCATGTGCCTGTAACTTTCTTGCCGTTATCAAGTACAAAAATAGGTTCCTCGGGTATGAGATTGTCCGAGTTTGTGGATTGGTCTTTGGCAGCTGCTGCCAAGGCCTTTATTGTTTCGGGTGCAAGGTGCACAGTTTCGCCGTACTTGGCATGTCCGGCTGGTACAATTTTAACCGGGCTGGTTGTGGCCAATTGGATCAATGGCACTAGATACTTGCCACTGTAGCGAGGGTCAACCATTGATAGCTCTTTGCGAGCAAATCCTTTTTCGTTTAATATTTCTATATATTGTCTCATCTAGTATTTAGTTTGTAATCTGATATAGATTCTTATCAAACCAACTGACCACTACATCATCTAGCCTGGCATAACCGTAACGATCCAAACTGTGTATGATACTGTCATTTATCAGTTTACGATCGGCTAGATCGTACCAGCTGGCATGTTCTAATATTGGGTCACTGTCAGATGCATACACTCCGGCATACAACCACGGAGTATTTTCCTTGCGGTAAAAATAAGCGTCCCTGCAATCAAATCCCGATATTGCCAGCATGTATATTAAATTTAGTATGTTATAACTGTAGTACTGATGACTGTGATTTTCAATTACGGGTCTATTGTTGTGCATGTAAGTTGTTTGCGGTATGGCCATGACCAACATGCCATTGGTGTTTAGCGTGTTCTTCCAAGTTTTAAGACATTGCAAAGGATTACGTGCATATTGAAAACTATCGTGTGCCCAAATCAAATCCACACTAACCGGTATAGTGCGTTGTTCAAAATTGCCTTCAATGGGTATGACATTTGGCAGTTCGGTCACTTCCGGCGACAACTGCGTTAGGTCTTGGTCCACTGCATATACTGTGTAGTTGTGTGGTTCAGGAGGATCATCACGTGTCATTAGTGTAGCCCACCATTGGGTGTCTAATCCCTCGCCACATCCCATGTCGGCAATGTTGCTCAAGCTGTCTAAAAAACTGTCGTAACCGTACAACATGTTCAATATTTCTTGACTGTGTTCGTGACTTGCGTATGCGTTTTTAAATTGTGCCATCGGTCAATATATCCAATACTACTGTTTCTTTAAATTTTTTAAGACGCGGTTCCAATTGGTAGCAGGCTTCGGCTATGTCATTGAGTTCGCCCCAAGCACGTTGTGTGGCCAAATGGCTGGCCCAAATGGCGCAACTTTCTTTGGCTATTTCAACATCTAGTGCATTGTGATAGGGACGAGCACGACAACAAGCATCGTACTCGTCTAGCAGTTCAGTTGCACGTTGCCGCCAATCCATTATACTACCACATCCTCCATTCCGGCAGTTCGCAAACGAACCACGTGTCCCAGCATAAAGTTTTTGCTCTCTATGCCTTTCATTATTCCCAACCACTTGTTGCGTAACAATGCAACTTCGTTGATAATTGTTTCCATATCGATTACTTCTTCTTCACCATCTACATATTTTTCGGCATCTCTGCTGGTCAGTGCTCGAGCGTATGCTTCCAAATACTTCTGAAAATGTTTGCGTCGAATTTTCCTCAATTGTATATTGAGAAATTCCAGTACCGCTTCAATTTCCTGTAACTGATTAAATCTATGTTCGGTCAAGCCCGGTAAATTACTTAGCGCCTTTTCAACGTTACCTTGTATTTTTATTTCGCCCTTGGCTGCTGCCAACTCGCTTTCATAGTAGAATATAAAATCGGGAATTTTACTTAGATCATTACTGACACGATTATACCACATTTGTTATCTCCGATTTTAACCAAGGAAAAGTCTGTTGCCAATTTGTATTACGTCTACGGTCCAGCTCGCTTAGATATGTTGCCAATTGATTGATTTGTACTTGGTCTCGTTCACAAGATTCCAGTTGCAAAACAAATCCCTGCATGTATTTTAATGCACCCATGTAGCGTATGCTCTTAATTATACGCGAAAAGTCTTGCGAATAAAAGCCTTTACCAAAAATTTTAGGATGCAAGAAATCATAAGTCAATGTCACTCCGCCCATGTAGTGTCCAATTGGTCGCGATAGTGAATTCACATAGTCAAGCATTTCGGGAATGGTTTTTATTGTCAGTACCGACAGTGTTTGGTTTATGTTTAGTTCGATCCAAGTTTGTTCAACCAAGAATTCAAAGTTGCTACGCCACAGTGCCAAATCCAATCCTTGACGCACATACTCTTGTTCCGGGCCCCAGCAATCGATGCTGGCAGTTAAGTCAAATCGTTTGATACGTCGACTGTGTACCAACTGCTTGATGCGAGCAATTTGTTTTACAAACACATCGTGTTTGATATTTAAATTGCTGACCACATTGAACTCTAGTTCGGAATGTTGGCTATCTTCCAAGTAGTCTAAGCAAGTGGCAAAATCCTTTTGATAAAAAGGTTCGCCGCCCAATATGTGCAACCGTTTTAGACTTGTGCTGTTTGCCTTCATCCAGGTCCAAAAATTATCTTTTAGTTGCTCGTAATTGGCATGGCGTTGCGTTCGGTTTTGTATTACTACACCGTTAGAATCAAACACCCCGTATTGATTGTTTTCTTGTTGAATTTGACTACTAAACCCGTCATAACAGTACAAACAACTCATATTGCACACATTGTCCAAGTAAACTTCAAGTATGGTGGGATTGACATGTGTCAATGTGGGATTGCCATCTAGTTCTTGAGGATATGTGTCGGGTATGTTCAAATGCAATTGACGATCGCTATAACCCCCAACTGCTTCTACATCACTGCAATACTCACATCCACCTTGAGGCCATTTGCCGGCCAACATCAGCTGTCGATCGGCAATTTTTTTATCGGTGTTGTGAAAGAGGTCAAACTCGGTTATTGAGTCTGGCTGGACGCGATGACAACTACTTGTTTCACCGTTGTAAAGTTTTACAGTATTCCAACTCCATTTTAATGCACAAGCTGTTTCCGTTTTAATAGGAAAGTACTTGGGCATTACTCGTCTTCGGAATTGTAATTGTTATCGTCTTCTTCTACTACATATTCTTTAAGAGCTTTTTTAGTAGCACTGTCAGTGGCACCGAACTCTTGCAAGTCAATGTCGTTCAACATGTCTACTAGCACACTCATTAAATTGTCTGCGGCCTCTTGGCGATCCTTGACCGGAATATACTGTTTTAAAATAGTATACGTTTCGCTTAATACATCTACATCTATACTCATTCTGTGGCTTCCTCTTCTGGTTGTTCTTCAACCCGTGTTGTACCGTTGACTACATGTGGATTGGCAGTAACGTCGGCCATTACCCGATCCAAACATCCACCATCATTGCGTTCCCATGCTTTGCGGAACTTCTTGATAATTTCTCCATCAACAGTAGTATATACCAAACTGTTGCCTTCCTTCTTTAAAAGGTCCTTGCTTTCAATTAGATCAGTCAGTCCCGAGTACGGATTCATTCCAGTTTCGTATGGAATCTTGACCTGGACTGACTCAAACGGTTTGGCATAACGTGTTTTCATGATCTTACATGCAGCACGAATACCTTTGACTTCCGAAATCTTGTTACCGTCTTCGTCTTCTTTGAGTTTTAGTTTACGCATGGCAACCACGATACTGGAAGCATAAATGAAACCTTGTCCGCCTGATATTTTGTCGTCGGGGTCAAACATGTCTTGACTGGCGTATGTGTGATTGGTACAAACCAAGCCCAAGTTCAAGTCACCAAACATGTTTACACAGTTACGCACCAAGGCAGTAAGTGCTTTGGGCTTACGTCCCAAGTCACCTTTTAAGTCTCCGGCTGCAAACTGATTAACGTCAGTGGGAGTCAACAACATGCCCAGACTGTCAATCACAAACAACACCTTGGGACGTTGGTCTTCGGGAATGAGTCGATATTCTTTAACAAAGTCATTGATCATTTTGGCCAAATCATCAATCATGGCCATGTTTAATTTCAACAGTTTGTCTTCACTGGTGTCTACGTCCAAGGCTTTTAGCCATTGCTCGTCTAGTGCGTTTTCGGTATCCACTAGGATAACATAAATGCCCTGTGCTTGTGCGTTTTTAATCAAGTTGCCCGAGCAGATAAAACTTTTGCCTGCGCCTGACTCGCCAGCAAAAACTGTAACCTTGCCCATTGGAATACCTTTAGTAAAGTCTCCCGAGATAAGATAGTTTAATGCATAGTTGTTTGTACTGATCCAGTCTGTGGGATCGGTAAAGCCCACAGATATACCGTCAATGCTTTTGGTAATTGATTTTCT